TCACAAATTAAATTCTATGGATATAAAAGAATTAACAAATATTGTAGTTGAGACTCTTAGAGAAGATGGGTTCTTTGAGAATAAGTGGATAGATGAACATAAGTTTAGACCACGCTTCTACAATTCAGTTAAGAGTATTAACCTATCAAATGATTTAGGTCATACATTAGAATCTTTGTTTACTATAGCAGAGGAAATATCTTCGGAGATTATATCGGAGAATGTAACTAATACAATGGATGGGTTGGTAGAAAAGAATATTGTAAGTAGAGTCCACGATGAAGATGGTGAACTTACTTACTCACTAAATAAAGATTACAATGGCTAAAGAAAGAACATTGAATGAAATAAGACAGGTCAAAGATTCTGTATACGAACACACATATGATTTAGATAATGTGTTGCCTGATGAGTATTGGAATGCACTTTCTCAATCATTAGAAGAGGTTGACCAATCATACAATACACCCGATTGGGATGAGATGGATAGTAACTACTATCATCAATTAAGAGAACGACTCAATAAGGGTGAGGATGAAGTAGGGCCACGAAACTTTAAACAATATCAGAGTACAGAACTACCCATCCAATCGATTGTAATTCCTGCTGGTAGGCAGCACGATGGTAAGAAGATGGTTGCGTATTATCACATCATCGTTGAAGATATGGAATTGGGTGAATGTAATGGATACTACCAATTGGTTACAGAAGAACAATTAGAAAAAGAGTTTAACATCAAATATAACAACTAAGCTATGAAATACTACATTGCAAAAGTAAAGGTGATTACAACAGATAGTAAAGGTCGCCAAAAGAAAACAACAGAACAATATTGTGTTCACGCGGTATCGGTTACAGATGCTGAAACAAAGGTGCATGAAGAATTTAAGAACGATGGTCTTACATTCGAAGTTACATCAGTATTGGAAACAAAGATTATAAAGGTAATCAACTAAGGAGACTAAATGGTGTATGTATCTGGTTCAACTGTGGTGTTTAGTGTATTCGATACTTTAAAGGTTGGTAATATCGTAGAGGTGTTGGTATCTAAAGATAGTTTTGTATATACAATAAAATCTGAAGAGGGTAAGGTATATGAGAATGTACCAACAGACACCCAAACATCTGAAGTATTTATACACAGCACCGCAACCAGGTTGTTCAATAAATCAAATCAAAGTGGAGAACAAGAAGTTTAAGTTGATGAAGAAGAGGGTACTAAAGGTGTATCCTAAAGCAACTACTCAAATGACTAATGATGGTATGTACTATGTTTCTACTGGTACTGATAAATGTATTATGTCTGAATATATGATACCACCACAAAAGGATGTGTATAACGCATGGTCAGTATTGAATGATACCATCAAAATAAATCAGAACATTCAGAGAACACATCCAAACAGATTGGATAGTGCATCATTTGAAAAAAGATTTCACAGAATATCTCGTAGAAATAAACGTGGATAATCACTTTGATTAATTCTACTTTCATATTTATTGTAAATCACTAATATTAAATTACAATGTTATGAAAAAGTTTTCATCAAAGCCGAGAGGTAGAGTCAATATGGGTGGAGCAACCCAAGACAAAGATAGAGATAGATTAAAGAAGTTAGGTAAGAACTTTAACTCAATTGATTTTGAACTGAGTTCAGCTATCAACGAATCAAACTATACAGATAGAGGTTTGTCTATTGGTAGTTTGTTGATTGGAAAACACTCTATTGATTTGACATACTCTGAGTGCAATAAGATTATCGAAACATTAGAGAACGCACAAAGTACACATAAGCAAAAAATTAGGTTAGGACTATTCTGATATGTTTGAAAAAGATGAACTCTTCGACCAATTAAGTCGGGACGATCCTGATATGAAGGAGGCGATGGAAATAGTTGAGTATAGGAGCTTTAAAAGTTCTGTTCCCAATATCTTATTGTTAGAAGAGTTTGTCGATACGATATATAGAAAAGCAGTATCTAAAGACGACTTACAAACAATTTGGTTTTGTGAAAGATATATAAAGGACAGATATCTGTACACCAATGTGGAGTCTTCAGAAGAGTACAGACACAAAACGCAAGAAAGATTGATAGAGTTATCAAATAGAGTATCTAATGTCTCAGGTGGTAAGTATACACATCTAATGAAGTTTATTGATGTTATCATTGGTACTCTATATGAATCCAATAAACTTTTGACAAAAGAAACATTAGAGTATTTGAACAAAGTGTACAAAGGAAAGGTTAAATTCTAATATTTATAAACAATGAGTATACATAAGATAGAAGACCCATACAAAAGTAAGATTGTCGAAATCTTACAATCTGAATCCGATTCAGACAAACGACTTCATCAACTGAAGTTGTATATGTTGGGTGAGTCTTACTTTAAAACATTGTCCAATGACGCTGCGTGGTTGGCACATGAGATTAACAAACAATATAGTCGGAATCGATAATGGCAAATTCTGAATACTGGGATGACGGTGAATTCAATTTCTTCTCCAGCTTAGATGATGTAGATAAGTTAATGTATCTATATGATTTAATGGTGGGAGACTTTGTGCATGAGTACAATGGAGAAACCAATGTATTCGATGATTCATTTGAGATTGAGTTCGAAGAGGAAGAAGAAAGCATACGACATCAAGTCATTGTATCATTCGATAAAGACTCTGTAGATTTGAGAGGAACTGACATAGAACTTTTAGATAAGGTTCTAGGTGATATGGTTATGAATGGTTTGTTGGTGTCTAATAAGAGAGTATTATTCGATGGTGATGATGTATTAGTAAGATGTAAATTTGTTGGTGAGACAAATCCGATATCACTAAACTGACATTTTGTCCATTTTATGGAATGGTACATTGATTGAACAATACCAATTGTAAATTTAAAATTAAAAACGGAGTTACTATGTTTGCATTAGAAAGATTACTTAGAGATATGGATATTACATATCGCACATGGGACAATTCATCGAACACATCGATGGTTGTTGGGGATGATAATCTAATTATGGAATTCGAAGTTCCAGGATTCTCAAAGAAAGACTTGAATGTAAAGGTCGAAAACAATGTATTATCAGTAAGTGGTTGTACAGAAGATAGGTCTTTTGATAAATCATACACACTGAGTAATGTATGGGATGCTGCAGAAGTTTCAGCTGAAGCAAAGAACGGTATCCTAACTATCACCATTCCTAAGAAAGAGGAAATGAAAAGCAAGGTGGTTGAGGTAAAGGTTAAGTAAGTGTTGCATAAACAAGTTATAGAAGTATCGGATAAATTATATTTAGTTTTAAGAAGAGTAAAAATAGATCATAGACCTATAGTAGATGCATGGAAAACTCATCTACAATCAGATATAGTTTTTAAGAAAGAACCATTCTATTATTTTTGTAGGAGTATTATAGATGTCGAACCGATAGATTAATTAACACAAACTTAACATAAGGGGGCTTGTATAAGTCCCCTTTTTTTATTATATTTACTATGTAAATAAAAACGATGAAAACAGCATTAAAAGTCGCAGAGTTTGTCGCCATTTGTACTGCAATGGGATTTGTATGTGCACTTGCGACAATTGGTTATTTGGTAGTATTAGAACAAATGGGTATTTAACTATGGGTATTAAATTTACTGACGAAGCGAAAGCCGCTATGCGAATCAACTTTGTACTACTGAGTACATATATGTGTATGGACTTACTTCAGATATCATCATTCCCCGTTGGTTTCATTGTGGGTATGGTGAACTATCTTTATGTAGTCAACGAACTTAAAAAAATCAAATCGTAGTTATGGGTAATTTAGGATACGCGTGTATCAATATGACATTGGGTAAGAAAGGTGTTACTACTAATCGTAGTATGATTAAACGAACCTTCTTACAGAAAGGTATACCTTACGCATCTGAACTCAGTATACAGAATGTAAGAGACTTAATTGAGATTATTAAGTGGAACGAACAGAACAACATTAAGTTCTTTAGAATGAGTTCAAATATGTTCCCCTGGTCTTCTGAGTATCCTCTATCAGACCTACCACATTATAATCGTATCAAAAATCTGTTGGCTGGTGCAGGTGTTCTCGCTAACAAATATGGCCATCGCCTGACATCACATCCTGGCCCATTCAATGTGTTGGTGTCCCCCAATGAGAAAGTCGTTAAGAACACTATTACTGACCTTTCTATACATGGTGAGGTGTTTGACCTTATGGGACTATCCCGTACACCATACAACAAAATCAACATCCATTGTAATGGTGTCTATGGTGATAAGATATCAGCTATGGATAGGTTCTGTAAGAACTTCGAACGATTGCCAGAATCTGTTCAGAGTCGATTGACTGTAGAGAACGATGACAAAGCTACGATGTACTCTGTAAAAGATTTGATGTACATTCACGAACGGATTGGTATTCCTATTGTCTTTGATTATCACCACCACAAATTCTGTACTGGTGACCTGTCTGAAGAAGAAGCACTCAAGCTGGCTGCAAGTACTTGGGGTGATATCAAACCTGTAGTTCACTACTCTGAGAGTAAGTCACTACATGAGAACAATGACACTATCAAACCACAAGCTCATTCAGATTATATCTCTGAAACCATTAACACTTATGGACTTGATGTAGATGTAATGGTAGAAGCAAAAGCTAAAGAATTAACCCTTTTAGAGTACAGAGGCGTTAACGCATAATATCCCGTTTAGCTTGTTGTAATATCTTAATTAATTTCTTTTTGATATTTATATGGGGTTGTTGATAAACAACTCCATTCTTTTATATAAGAAAGAATTTGATATAAATACAACTCAGGAATTTAATGAAACTAAAAAATAGCAAAATATTTTCAAAAAAGTTTTGGTTCATTGTATTAATGACTATCAGCACCTTAACATTGGCTGGTACAGCAGCATATTACTCTGTATTTGGATTAAGTACTTTGTTTGCTGGTGCTAAGTTTCAAGTCATTATTATGGCTTCAGCATTGGAGTTTGCTAAATTAATATTAGCATCATACCTCCACAATAATTGGAAGTCAGCTGGGTGGATGAAATGGTATCTAACGATTGCATTGGTAACACTTATGGGTATTACATCAGCAGGTATCTATGGATTCCTCACATCAGCTTATCAGAAAACAGCAGACCAATTGAATGTTATTGATAAGAAGGTGGATGTAATTGAATTGAAAAGAGATAGGTTTATAGAGTCTTTAGATGGATACAAATTAGAGAAACAACAACTGAATAATTCTATATCAGAGTTAACCATTGGGTTGTCTAATAATACCATTCAGTACAAAGATAAAGAAACAGGTCAAATCATCACAACGACCTCATCTTCTACACGTAGAGTATTAACACAACAACTCAACGATATGAAATCCCAAAGGGATGGTGTATCACAGAAGATGGAATCTCTGACAGATTCAATTACTAAAATGGATTTACAGATTTTAGATTTAGAGTCAAACAATGATATAGCAGCAGAGGTGGGGCCATTGAGATACATCTCTGAAATTACAAACAAGCCAATGGGTATCATTGTTAATTGGTTTACATTACTTATTGTATTTGTATTCGACCCATTGGCAATCTCAATGGTAATTGCATTAAATAAACTTATAAACAGGAAAGAAGATGGAAGTAGTATTGGTAGTGGCGACATTAGTGATAACGATAGTGGTAGTGGAGATAACACACAGACTAATGATGAAAGCATCGAGGAGGTTCGAATACTTTCAGAGGAAGTGGAAAAAGAAGGAACGGAAGGGAAGGAAGAAGTTGTTGAAGCAACAAAAGAAGTTGTTGAAGAAACAAAGAAAGAAAAACAAATTAAAAAAGTAACGTCCCCACAACCTGTCAGAAAAAGGTATAGTGATTCAGTAGCTATAAATGAGGGTAGAGGATAATTTGGTTAATTCAAATTTTATTCGTATATTTGTATTAATATACTGATATAAAATATATTGTTATGAGTGATTTATATAATGAGGGGAGAACTACAAGTGGTGACGCACAAGTAAATTATTCCACCACCCCATCTGAAAAAGAAAAGTGGTTTCAAGAGTTTAGGGAGTTTGATTACGGATTGGATATCAAAGATAATATCATTTTAGTTCAAGACGATATTATTCAGGGATTAACATTCGATATCATTTCAAAAGTAAGATTACTCAGAAAGATAAACCCTGATTTAAAAACCATTACACTATTGATTAATTCACCTGGCGGAGATGTTGTAGAAACATTAGGGTTGATTGATTATATTCGTTCATTAAATACCAACGAAGGTATCAAAACAAATATGGTATGTAGGGGTTCAGCTATGAGTGCTGCTGCATTGTTATTAGCTGCTGGGACTGGTGTTAGAGCAGCTTCCAAACATTCAAAGATTATGGTTCACCAATTATCAACAATCAATTTCGGTAAGTTAGGTGACATCAAATCGAATGCAAAGTTCGCAGAACAATTGGAAGATGATTGTAACACTATTATGGAAGAGTGTACAAAGAAAGATAAAAAATGGTGGGAGGCAAATCAACAGAATGATTATTTCCTATCATCGTCAGAAGCATTGGAATTAGGAATCATAGATAAAATAATTTAAGTTATGGAATGGAGCTACAAACCTTTAGGTGATAGAGTCGTTATTAAGATTGTAAAACGGCATGATGAAAAAACATCAGGTGGTCTATATAAACCATCTGGTTCAGAAACAACTATGTTAGGTGAAGTTATCGCAGTTGGTAACGGATTGTTTACACAAACTGGGGACGCAATCCCAATGAGTGTAAAGGTTGGTGATACAGTCCTATTGGAAGGAACTGGATTCAAACATAGAAATGGTAAAGACACATACCACATTTACAGAGAGAGTGAGTTGTTATCTGTATTAAACAAAAACTAAAAGTTATGGTACATATTTTGGACGAAACCCAAATCCAAGAGAACTACGAAAAGTTCAGAAAGTTAATCAATCAAACATTCACAGGGGATAGATTAGAATCCCTTAATAAGATGTATGACCACATTGAAGACAGAATTGTATTAACTCCTGCATCATCAACTGAACATTTCCACAATGCTTTCGCAGGTGGATACATCGACCACGTTCTCAGAGTTACGAGAAACGCTGTCAAAGTGTTCGATATGTATGAGGAGCTTGGATTGGGTATTGGTGATTATACAAAAGAGAATGTAATCTTTACTGCCCTCCATCACGACTTGGGTAAGGTTGGTAATGCAGATGAGAGTTGGTACATCCCAAATGATTCACAATGGCATATTGAGAATCAGGGTAAGATTTACAAAACCAATCCAACAATGCATTGGATGAATCTGAATGACAGAACCTTTTGGATGTTGAATCATTTTGGAATCAAATGTTCTGAAGTTGAATGGTTGGGCATCAAACTTACAGATGGTTTGTATGATGACTCCAATAAAGAGTACTACATTGCATATAACAAAGACAACGCACTCAAAACATCACTTCCATTCGTAATGCACCAGGCTGATATTATGGCTGCTAGATTTGAGAATGAGAGGTGGTTGAAACTAAAGCAAGGTCAAGTTACCACTAAGAATGTAGGTGGTAGACCAACTAAAAAACAAAAATTAGAAAATGTAACCATGCCAGAGAAGATTGATTTCAAATCTATCTTTGGAGATGTGGAAGAAGCTTAATTATGATACTGACAATAGTAATACTATCAACCCTAACCTTAGTGTTTGGATTCACAACATTTAACTTACTTCGAAAGAATGAAAGATTAGAAGATGATATAGAATCATCCGATAAATATTTGGTTGATGCATATTCGTCAATGAAGGATGCATATGAACGAATGGTTAAGGTAGATAGGTTGGGTTCGTTTGAGGCTGATGATGAGAGTGGATATATTTTTGAAGAGATTAAATCCACATTGGAACAATTAAATGAAGAATTCAATTTAGATGCCGAGGAAAAGGAAGAATAAAAGATATTTCACCACTATTACTGAGATGGCGATAAATGCCTACAATAATTGTGATGACGATAGACTAAAGAATAAAATATACAATAGATTCATACATTACCCGTTTGATAAGTTATCAGAGAATGTAATACATACCTACAAAACTTATTACTTCGATATACCATACGAAGATGTCAAAGCAAGTGTAGTGGCATTTTTAAATGAAAAGATTCATAAGTTCAATGGTGAAAATGGTAGAGCATTTTCTTACTTTACGGTAGTAGCTAGAAATTATTTATTCAACGAAAACAATGCCAACTATGCACGGATGAAATCAAGAGAAGGTTTGGATGTAGTTGATTCATCAAGGAATATCGTAAACGAAGTTGTTAGTGAACAGATGAAAGAATCCAAATCAGACTTCATCGACCACTACACTCAGTACATCGATTATCATTTAGACGATATCTTCTCTAAGGATAGAGATAGGGCAATTGCTGATTCAATAAATGAGTTGTTCAAAACAAGGAATGACTTATACTCTTACAATAAGAAAGCACTTTACATACTTATTAGAGAGAGGACAGGAGTCCATACTCAGTACATAACAAAAGTAGTGGGTAAGATGAAACATATTTACGCAGAGTTATATACTGAATACAATAAATTTGGACACATTGATATGTTGTATAAGTTAAAGGGAATCGATGGATAAGGATACTGAATTATTTAAGGGAAAAACATTCTCTGATATTATGGCTGATATCTACACTAACTCAAAGAAGAAAGATAGGCAGTTGAAACTTCTTATTGCTCAATTAGAACCATTGGTTAAAAACATCAATGATGCAACGGTTGTAGTCCCATTGATAAAAGAATATATGGAGGTATCTGTAAAGAACGATGAACAGATTGTAAAACTTGCAGCGATCGTCCAGCGTATGATGAAAGATGCAAATTCTGAAGATGGTGGTGGATTAGGATTGTCAGATGATGAAAAGAAACAACTATTAGAAAACGCAAAAGCGATTGATGCAAAAATAGATTCTCTTAAAAATGATGGAGATGATGAATGAGTACATTCCAAACAGGCACAATACAATCTATAAATTTAAAAGATGATAATCCCAATGAGGTTTATAGTGTAAGAGTTCTAACCTCAAAAGGTTCAGGTCGGTCTGAAGTTGCATATCCACTTGATGTAAACATAAAAAGAATTCCACTAATAGGAGAGAGTGTAATACTCATATCCTCATTGGGTGCAGAAGCGAGTGGTGGTAGTCGGAGAGCCAAACAATATTACATATCATCAACTGCTGTACAATTAAATGTACATAATAATGCATTACCTGCAGGTGCTGTACCTCAACGGAGTACGAATGTACTTTCCACATATGTACAAACTCTCACAGGCACTCCTAACATAAGTAAGAAATCAGAAGTAAGTTTAGGTAAAGGATTTGAGGAGAGAACTGATGTTGGTTCATTACAACCATTCATCGGTGATGTTCTATTAGAAGGTAGGTTCGGACACTCACTCCGATTTGGATACTCGCCAAAAGAATCAGATACCACACAAAGTCCATCGTGGGAATCGTCAAATGCATCTGACCCCATAACCATATTGTCAAATGGTAGAGATGGTGGTTCTTACAATAAATTTAGTGTTGAGGATGTCAACAAAGACTTATCATCTATATGGATGGGTTCATCGCAAAAGATAAAGTTAGAACCATCTAATAAGTTTACATTCGGAGTAACTCCACAAAACTCATATAACAAACCACAACTGATATTCAATTCAGACAGAGTGGTAATCAATTCAAAGTCAGACTCAGTTTTAATTAGTGGTGGAAAATCAGTAAACATATCTACGAAAAGTTGGAGAGCTGATATGGATGAGATATTCAATCAGTTAGAAGTAGTGGTTACTGAACTATCAAAAGCTGCATCTGTGATGGTGGGACTTGGTATCCCAATCAATGTCGCATCTTTATCCAAAGCAGTTGCTAGTTTGAAGTCTATGAAGCAGTAGTGATATCATCACAAAACAAAACATTCTGATATTTATATAAAAACATAATATTATGAAACCAAAAGAATTAGCAAAACTATTAGAGGTGGTAGTTAGAAAGGTGGTTAGAGATGAACTCAAACCCATCATCACAGAGGTTGTAAAGGCATCTAAACCAGTAGAACAAAGTAGAGTAAAACAACCATCCACCAAAAAGAGTGGTGTAAGTTTATTCGAAGTCTTAGGTGAAGAAACACAAAAACCACAAACCAAATTTTCAGATGATGCAATGTTGAATGGTATATTAAATGAAACTGCAAACGATGGTGAGTGGAGAAACTTAGATGGTAATCCATACACATCACAACAAGCACAAGGATTCAACAGAGCACAAATGGCTGAGATGATTGGGTATAGTGATGGTGTAGCTACCGCACAAACAATGGCACCAATGACAGGACCTGATGGAGAACCCATCAACACAAATATCGAAGGTACTGCTGTAGGTGACGCATTGACACGAGATTATTCTGCATTAATGAAAACTATTAATGCTAAGAAAGGAAAATGATAAATGCGGGAACGGACTGAATATAGATACAACCCTATAGACTTTAATGATAATGTAGCAGTTGGAGTTACATTACCATATGGAAAGCTTGGTGGTTTGTTTAATCTAAGTTATACTACTGAAGAACAATCCGTTTCAAACTTAAAGAACTTACTCTTAACAAGAAAAGGTGAAAGACCATTTCAACCAGAATTCGGTTCGGATGTGTACTCATTGTTATTTGAGAACATCGGATTGGATTTGTCAGATAGGTTATCCGAATCTTTAAGAGAAGATATAAATTTATGGTTACCATACATAATTATTGATGATATCATTGTTGATACAGAACCTGACAGAAACTATGTAAAGATACAATTATCATTTAGAGTTACTGAGCAAGGAGCTAATCAGCAAATAGTAGTGTTTGTTGATTCTGCTGGAACAACAACTGTAGAATAGGTAGTAAGATGGCTAATAACGATTTAGTAAAAAAAGATGTATCACTATTAGGAAGGGACTTCGGTGAGTTCAGAAAGAACTTAGTTGATTTCACCAAAACATATTTCCCCAATACATATAATGATTTCAACGAATCATCTCCAGGAATGATGTTTATGGAGATGGCATCATATGTGGGTGATGTTTTATCATTCTATACAGATACACAATTAAGAGAATCTCTATTACTATCAGCAGAAGAAAACCGAAACCTATTCAATATTGTATCAGCATATGGATACAAACCAAAGAACTTTGTTCCTGCTACAACTACATTAGATGTATTCCAATTAGTTCCCGCCAAAGGAAGTGGTGACGATGTTACACCTGATTTCGATTATGCTATGACAATTGAAGATGGGATGCAAGTTGGTTCATCACAAAACAACAATGTAAACTTTATAG